GACGAACGGGAGCCACAGAACGAGTAATTTAAATCTAACCTAAACACCGCAGTACCGGCCGAGGGGCGACTCAGTTTTCCTCTCCTCTTGCAAGGGCGAGCATCTTGTCTTTCTCGGATCCGCGGTAAAGCGTGGTGACTAACTAGCAAGGGCCGTAACCCTAGGATAATCCTGTCTAATTGAAATTACTCGTGCTTAATACGAGCTCTGTGGGCTACGGGGCCAGCCTTAGTAGTAGTGTGCTGGCAGCGAAGCTGCTATAAAAGTTTTTCTTCCTAACTCGCGCTAATGATACGGCGCTTGACCGGAATACCCCAGAAAAGGCAGGGGGAGCCTGTTTATTATGGAAAGATAGCACCAGAAACGGTGTTATCAGGAGTGAGCAACATAAGTGGCACTCCAGAAAAACCCAAAAGTTGAAATTCGTCACTCACGACGCGAGACTGGCGAATGTTTGCAATTGCAGCGCCAGCTGTGTCGTAAGAATCTACAGTGACGGTGGGCGCCTCACCAGCAAAATCACCTAATGTTTCTGAGCTATAGCCAATGGGTCTCGCATAACCACATGAATACTGTGGTATGTATGCGGAGCAAATCTCGCGTTTCTCGAACACTTGCCCTACGGCAGGTGGAAGATTCGCGCCTCTGGCTGGAATCCCAGAAAAAGCAGGAGCATGCAGGGTGATGCGTGAAACACCGTCTTTATTAAATGCACGGTAAATGATGCCACCGCGCATGTAGGTGTACCAAGGAGCAAAAGTGCTCAGGTCATCCACATTGCGGCTATTGAAGGTGTTAGTGACTGGCGCTGTAATAAAAACGGCAAACGGATCCTGTCTCATGCTGGTGGAGGCAGTAGGCCAGTGGTTTGACCTGGTAAGGATCTGCTTGATTGAATTTATTTTCTCACCAATGCACATGGAAGATGTCGCAACTGACTGTGTGGGTACCTGGTCCATAGACATGGGTCCAGCAGAGGAGGACTGCGCATATACAGTGGCGTAGTTGGCAGTAGTAGGCATGAGATGTGACCTGTGGGGAACTGCGAACTCGAAGCCAGGCATAGCGCAAACCTCAACATTGAAGGAAATGGATGTGGAGACAGTGGAGGTGAAGCCCAATGGTTCGACAACCCATATGGAAAACCAACCAAAGCCCAAAGAAGTGGGAATGTACAGATCAGTGCAGGTATAAGGAACGTCAAACACAAATTCTGACTGTTGCGAAAGGTCTATGCAAACACATTGCCCATACATGGCCTGAGTGAGGTTTTGGGGGCCGAGGAAAGAGGTGGCTCCGGAAGTATCAGCTTTGGGATGGATGGGAGTGTATGTAAGTAGTAGCCTACCCTTGTGCATCTTAGTCTTTGCAAACTTCAGCACAAATCGGAAGCCACCACGCCAGGAGCTGAATGTGTGCGCAAGTGCGCACAGAGGTCCAGCAACAATGGCCTTAGCGGGAGTAGTCGTGGGGTAAAGTGTGCTGAGCAGCTTCTCCGTAGAGACGTTCTGCTTTCCAGACTGCGTGAACATGGCTCTGGGGGAGAGCTGACACGCATAGATGGTGGTTCCAACGGCCTGTGTTGAGAAGGTGATTGTGTTGATGCAGCAAGGAACGGAAAGTAGGAAGTCAAGCGACATTTCATCCATAGTAGAGCCGCAAGGATTTGACACCGAAGAGACGCAATTATCACTAAACGCGCCAAGGCTAACTGAGTTGTCGACGCCTTCTGAGTTATTCTCGTACGACATAAAGCGATCAATCGTTGTGGTACGGAGACGGGAGTCTCTCGGTTTGCTGTAACCGTAGGAAGAGGCAAGCCGCGAAGCGACCCGCGTTACCCACGAAGCAGTACCAGCGTATGAAGATAGAGAAGGTATCATTGATCCTACACTGCTTGCTACAGTAGAAGCGGCGCCCAACATCCTTGATAAGTTGCCCGTGGGGACCATAGAAGCTTCTTGCGCACCTGTGGAGGCACTCTGGGCCTGAAAAGACATTAATGCATCACGCGCAATTTTAAGAGCACTAGAGCAACCCACCACTATAGCAAGTAAGTCTGGGTTGACGTACATGGAAGTGTCAGGTGCATTGATGGTGACTGTTTTGTCGGGAGTGGCCTGCTGCACTGGGGCAGTAGTAGGAAATTGTGATTCTGAGACTGGGATTGGTCCAGCATTGTCACTTTGGGCCGTCACAGTGGCCAAAGTAAGAGGCAAAGGTTGCGCCAGAACGGCGTCCTCAAAAGAAATCCAAATGCTATAATTTACAGTGCCAGTGACGGCAAGAAAAGGAGAGAACTGGAGAAGATTGAATGTGCCCCACGCGTTCTCGTTGTATTGCAAAGAAGCAAACTCTCTATGATAGCGCACGGGAATGCGCAAAGAAGCTGAAGTCTGACTAGAGACGTCTATTTCAACGCCAGGCAACTGAGAGCAAAAGCCCTTCTTTGTCAACAATCCAGCAGAAAAGCTTGTGTTGAACTCAGGGGGTTTGCTAACTAAACGTAGACGACTAGCTACAGTGTTGGGAGCGCTAACCTCTACTCTAATAACCCAGGTACCCTTAATACAACCAAAGCCTAACAACTTGTTTGCCCACATGGGCTGAGACTTCAAAAAGTTGGTGTCTAAAACAGTAAAGTAGTAATTGGTCATCTGGGCGCCACTAGCAACGCCGGTTGCTACAAGAATGGGACTAGCAAGAATTCTAACAATGTCGTGTTGCATCGACGGGATAGACCCAGGCAAGGTGGCAGGTGTTGCAGCCACTGATGCAACGGTACAAGCGTCATTCAAGAACGTAATATTACCGCACGACTCCTCTGAATGGGAAGCGCCAGTTTGGTCAAGAGTGTTGCACTCCGAAATGGAGACAAGGGGGTTTTGATTTGATGAATTGTTAGCAGGCCGATGAATTTAAGCTAAGGAAAGACCTAATCCCAAAGCCGTACCAGCGCTGTCCTGGATCTTGGTGGGGCTGCCACCGTCTGATACCCTGGACCGTAAGACTAAATAGTCAAAGACGTTACCACACAGCGTTCCAGTCATGTGCTTACTTGTTGGCGCTGGAATTTGACGCTTGCACACCTGTATATGGGCTGTGGGCCTTAGGGGTTGTCCTTCTCAAGGCCCTGGGGCAGCGTCGGAGCTTGCAGCTCGCGCGCCCACGGGGCACTCTGGTTCAGCGCTTTGCGAAGGAAAAACTCGCGCCGTGTGTCTTGGAACACAATGGGGGTGGGGAAGTGGCGGTAGCTGCCAGCAGCACGAATGAGCCGGCGGGCCTCGATCTCCCAGATGGAAGGATCATGCAGAGAGTACTCCATGAGTGCGCCAATGATGTTCTCCTTGACGCATTCAGTCATGGTCTTGTCTGCAGACTCCCGGTACCAGTAGGGCATCTCACGGATGGTGCCCAGATCAAGTGGGGCAATGTAGCGGTTCACCTCGCCCCCCTCAAATCGCCAGCGCCTTTTCAGGAAGCTGACAGACTCAAGGTCACGCATGGTGGCCACAGTGCCGGACTTCATCTCGTTGGTGAACTCCATACCGTAGTTTGCCATCAGGTCAGGAAGTGTGTCCTGGTTGAAGAGCGGGGCGCCCTTATCACTCACGTTGAACACATTGTCGTCCCCAAAGTCAGCCAAGGCGACTTCCTCTGAGAAATGGGAAATGTGCTCTATGCCCCAAGCATCTATCCAGCACAGTCTGAACTGAATGCTGTTGTACATGCTGTTGCATATGGAGGTCATGGGGTGCCCGCTGGGAAGGGACTTGTGCCATTGGTATACAATACCGCGTGGTTTGCAACCGCCACTATCGTCGGGAATGAGGAAGGTGGAGAAGTGGCGGGAGTTGTACACCTCAGCGAAGAAAACCCGTCTGACGAGGTTGTCTTCTTCAAGCTGGGCAAGCTGCTCGTCTGTAGCACCAAGTGCATAGAACTCGCAGCTGATGGTGCAGATTTCATCGTGCACCTGGGGTTGTGCTGACGCATCGTAGCGTCCGTAGTCGCCAGCACCCACCTTACGGCCCTTGGAGTTAAGCCTGCGTCCCAGCAAGTCCCATGTCAAATCATAGGGGTTGATGCCAACGCAACTCTCAGAGGCAATCTTAGCCTCAATGACAGCTGCCATGAAGTCACCAAAGTACATGCGGAACGCCACTAGGTAGTCCAAGGGGGCCCCACTAATCTTGCGCGTGGAGCCAGCCTTGACTTTCTCAAGGGTACGTAGTTCGTCTTTGTTGAAGTCAGTGAACACATGGAGGCATCTGCGACCCTGCTTGGCCTCTGAGATGATGAACTCAACGCGTTTGCGGAGTTTCTCACATGCGGGTGAGCTGAACGAATACTCTTCAGCCTCACCAAAGAACTTCTTCTTGCCAGGACCATATCCATCTTGTGCCCAAGGAAACCCTGATGAGGTATCTCTCTTTAGCCCATGGAGCTCTGGTATGTTGGGGTCACCTTTGCATGCTTCCTCAAACGTCTGCACCCTCCGGCGATGGTGGTGCGTGGCCTCCAGCAGCAACTTCTTGTAGTCCCCGGCAGCAGCCTTGACCTTCTCAACATCAAACACAAGAATGGGCGAGGCGTACTTGCGTAAGCCTTCTAGCCCTGGATCCACCATCTCGCCATTCTCGTTGGTGAATGGTTTGAGGCGGGCTTGTGCCTTAGTGCTGGTGTAGCCCAGGTTGTTGTGCAGTGGGGAGTGCTTGATGGCGGTCTTGGGGGAGGTAGTCAAGGGTATGTCAGTGAAGTACATGGGGGAGAAGGAACCCTTGATGGGCATGTCAAAGCAGTCGCTCTGAAAGTGAGGCTTGGTGTCCTCTGCTTCCAGGATTGCTCCAGCTTCTCTCAGTGCAGCTTGCAGCACCTCGCGAGAGGCGGCGCTGGCTACACCAAAGCCCTGGTTGTTGCCTGCCACATGCATGCCAATGATGCGGCGGCCCTGGTACCTCTTGCCATCGTCTAGGTAGACCAAGGCACCACAATCGCCACCACGGGTGTTAAACCGGTACTGGACAGTGTCTGCAATGATAGACTCCCCAAAGGGATGCTCCATGCGCACTGCAGCTTGGTGGACGTAGGCCTGGCCCACAACGCAACGCCAGCCAAATGAGTACTTGCCTCGCCTCTCAGGGATCTCCAGCCTTACCATTGCAGTGTCCAACCCCTTGAGCTCCGCCTCGGTGAGGAAGTAGCTGGTGATGTCCTTGCAGTTGGGAATGCTGGGAATGTAGATGAGACAGAGGTCTTTTCCGTCAAAGCTGGGTGGCTTGATGACCCTGTTGAGCAGGTTGAGATCAAACACGATGAGCTGGTCAGGAAACATCACCTTCTGCAGGTGCGCGCAGACTTTGCCGCGGATGTCTCCAATAGCCATGTGGTGCTTGATGGTAGCCAGGTAGTGGTGGGGGGCCAAGATGTACCTATCAGCCAGGCCGTGGACCCAGCCAATGTTGACATGCCATGTGCGGTCTTCTTCTGAGCAGACCACATACAGGCTGTAGGCGTTGACCTGCAGATTCTTGGCTATCTGCAGGCCCGCAAGATCCCCAGCTTTGTCAATGCTGAGATCGTCACACATCCAAACCTCAATGTCGCCATCTTTCTTGGAATGTGTAGGACCCTGACTCTGGAACAGCATTTTGTTCCAATCAGGCTTGGTCGGTTGGTCAGTGGTGGCGCCAATTGCGGTACTGAGGGCCCCAAGGGCCGACGACAGCAAGCTGGTGCCGGAACCAGAAGCAGGCTCCTCTTCTTCATCGGAGCTAGACTCTGGCTCGCCAACTGCCAATGGTACTGAGTCAGGCTTAAGCTTCTTCTTGTGAACCTTCTCGCCATTCTTGAACCTTGCAAGTGCAGAGGCAAATGACGTGAAGGTGAGCTTCTTCTTGTGCTCAGTAACTACACCCCCGTCCTCCTCAAGCTTGACACGCACGGACTGGAGCTCGTCTACGTCAAAGTAGTCGAAGACCTCAACCAACGCAGCCTGGGCAGGTTTGTCAAACTTCTTGAGCTTGTTCACTGCACTTTGTGCGATGCAGTGCATGGGCTCCTTGGGGGTCTTCTTCTTGAAGGGGGTGGTGACTAGGTCGGTAACCCAGTTGAACATGGACGTGATGCCTCTGATGATCATCTTGGTGATGTAGTAGCCTGCAGCAAAGTTGCACAGGTTGATGAGCAGAGCAGCCAGCGGATGCTGACTAGTCCACAGTGTGAAGCGGATGTAGCCCTCGGTGGCGGCGTTCATCATACGCTCGTGCCACTTCATGGTATCTTCACCCACAGGAACATCGCGTGGTGAACTGTAACCGGGTAGGGCTGACAGCATAGCGAGGCCTTGTGGGCTCTGAGCAGAGAAGCGCTTGGTGTAGATGTCGCGCAGGCGGTCGTTGATGTGCTCATCCATGCTAAAGTGTGTTCGCATGGCCGTGTGGTAATGAGCGACAATCTCTGCCACCATGTCATCGTAAGAGATGATCTCACCACCATCCGCAGGCTTGCCCCCTTCAAAGTCCCATCGCTGGAACTCCCAAACATCGTTGGGGTCGGGCAGGGACCCAGTAGTGGGGAAAGCCTTGGTGGTGTCAAGGGCACCTGCAACGTCGCACGCCATACCAGGCTTGCAAAAGCCTGGCCTAACGCGGATGCGTACAGGAACCTTGATGCGGCGTAAAAATGCACCAGTGTCTACTAGCACGTTGCCAGCATGTGGTACAAAGTCAGCCACGTTGGTAGTCATCATGATGAGCATGGACGTGAAGGAAAACATGCCTTTGGAAGGCAAGTCCGCCATGTTCATGGGGGCATTCCAGCAGTTCACAAAACGAATGACGTCCATGTAGTTACTGCGTGTTTGCCCTGCAACCTCCCGCTCCTGGCCAATGTCATCAATGACAGCAGCAGTCTGGTTGGCGTAGCCGTCGTCAAACTGGCCAACACCACGGCTCCAAATGTCGCTGCTGATCTTGTCAATGCCTCCTAGCTGCTCAATGCGCTCTTTGGTAAGAACGGTAGCTAGGATCTGGCGCATCATGATCTTGCATAGGACTGACTTGCCCAATGCGGGGGGTCCGTAGATGCACCAGGCAACAGGCTCTGGGCGGTCACTCGACACCATGTTAAGGGTGGAGCGATACGTCGCCGTGATGCCGTTGAGCATTGTCTCAAACTTGGCAATCCACTGCATAGTCTTGTGGTCGTGCCTGAAGATACCCTTGAGGTCATGGCACTGATTGATGAGACCACGCACAGTGTGCATAGTCTCGACAGACACCTTGAACTCTCCAGAGTTGAGGCCCTTAGCCAAACTGTTGACTTTGAGGGCCCAATCGTCAAGCTCCTTGATACCACACTTGTACATGAATACAGCGGGTGCGCCCCAGCGGTCATGAAGGTACTCACCAGTACGCTGCATGCACTCAACAACAAAGTCTGCCAACTCATCTGTAGAGTTGAGGGCACCTTTGATGGAGGACAAGTTGCGTAGACCGGCAGTCCAGCGAGCCTCAGGGGTCTTTCCACCAGATCCTAGCCAGGCCATTGTGGAAGAGATCACGACACCAACTGTGCGCTTGGCAAAGTTTAAGTCGGACTGGGCCACGAATGGATCCATGATGAAGTAGCTCTTGATGTAGTCCCAGAGGTCTGGAGGTACCATCAAGGCTAGCGCGGATACAATCGACGCGCCAGCCAAGGTCTTGTAGCCCCAGCCTGGTTTCTGCATCAGCCATATGGCAAGAGCAACAGGCACAACAGTCTTCAACAACTCCTTGCTCAGCTTCACAAACTCCTCAACACCAGAAAACAGTGAGTTAACACTGTTGGTGGTGGTAGAGGCGCTGTCAGCGAGGTGGGCAATATGTGAGGACATGTTCTCAGCGCTGTTGCTAACAGAGCTGGCCAAGTCTCTAAAAACTGTAGCCGTAGGGCTGGTCTCAAGAGACCGCACGGCGGCAGCAAGTGTCTCGCCCAGCTTGTTGATAGAGGACTGGTCAATGGAATGGTGTACGGGGATGTGCCACCCAGACTGAGCCTGGGCGGCAACGCCGTCACCGGTGCGTCGCCTCATCTTGGTCGGCAAAACGCATCCATGGGTACGCATCTCCTTCATGTCGCGGCGTGTCTGCATGGCGCGCGCCTTCTTCTTTTGGTTGAGGCGCGGGCTCTCTACACAACGCTGCACTTTAGAAGTGTGCGGGTGGGTGGGAAAGTAGTCGTGGGTGTCAATGCCAGTGGAACTCTGGTATCGCCAACCCTCCATGTTGAGCACATCCTGAGTCTCAACCTCCTCCAAAGTAATGGGGTGGTCAAGCGGTGTGCATTGGAAGGCGTACCTGTCAGTCAATGAGCCAAGATACGTGTGGGTAAGTCGCTCGTAGTTAGACAGGTATGGTTTCAAACCATAGAGGAACCTGACAACCGGTCTGATCTCAGGCCTGTAGCGGGCACGCAAATAGCGTGCCACAATGTTGGCAACTTGAGGATCAGCAGTGTAGTCAAACTCAGGCAATGTGTCGGGCACGTCGTGCACAACATAGGGGCCTAAGTCGCTGAATGTAGCTGGTTCACCAAAGAGGGTCTTGTCAATGAGGGACACATGGAGCTCGGTGGTGACTGAAACGTCACCGATCTTGACGATCTTGGCACGTGCTCGGAACTCCTCATTGGAATGGCCCAATAGTAGGCAGCGGGTGGCAACTGGTCTAAGGCCAAGTGCTCGTCCACGCTGCCACATGGTACGCTCAAACAGCTCAAAAGGCGGGGAGGCAGTGATGAGCCGGAAGTTGTACTGAAGTGCATTCTGCATCCACGTGTGGAACAAACCGGGAGACCTCGCAATGGCGGACAGTCTCTCAATGAGCTCATGGACCGAATGGTCGTCATAGTGGAACTTCTGGACTCCAGAGGGGCGCTCGCGTATGCCATACGTGTTGATGTCATACCAGGCGTCAATGGGAGTGGATAGTGATGGCACGCGTATGCCAAACCACGAGCCTAGGCCAGTACCAGGATCACTGGTAGATGGTGGCCTCATAGGCGGAGGTGGTGGTGGCGGAGGTGCCGGGGGTGATGGGGGAGGGGGAGGAGGAGGCGTAGGTCCAGGGCGGGTGCCTGAGGAACTAACGCCAGTCCACAAAGGATAACCGCGTGCGACGTGCAATTGAGCACACCATACAGCGATGACATCCTCGAACTGTGAGCCAAAGCACTCGACAAAGAAGTCAGCATCGAAGGTCTCCGCAGTATCGAGAAAGGAAATGGCGTCTAGAAGACGATCATTACCTGAATAGGTAGCAATAGTGCGGAGAGCCCTGGAGGCATCAATGACTGGTGCGTTGACAGGGGGGAAGTTGGCGTTGACGCCAAAGAAAAGTGGACCAACAACAAAAGTAAGGTGTGGACCACGGGGGTCGAATGACACATCCCAATCAGAATTTTCTGGATGTGATGTGTCAATACCTTTCTTGTGAATGTTGCCGTCCAATGAGCGGTAGGCGTTGGGTAACAAGGGGTGTTCTCCAATACCAGTGGTGTCCATGAGCATCCAGGAAGGGTCGCCATCGGCCTGTGGTAGGCCTTTGTCATCCAATTGGATGGGATGGTTCACAAAAGGAACGTTCATGAACAATGGTTTGTAGAGAGAAGAAGACGTGGATTCTGCAGGTGCCTCTGGCTGCGTTGAAGCAGCGGTTCCACCATCTTGAGATGGCTCAAGTGTGCTAGCAGGACCTGGGAGTGGATACCCAGGCGCCACCGGCGATATGTGTACGGTCTGAAGAGAAGATCTTGCTTGGTTTACCCCAAGACTTAGTGCATCCGGCACCACTGACTGGTTTTGAGGACCAGTAAACCTATAACCTGTTTGGTTTTCCATAGGTATTGCGGTTTTGTGGTAGATGGCCTAAGGCCCAAAGTGGTTCTTTGATAGAGTGCTGGCACAAGATTTTGTGGAAAATCGGCCCCAGCTGCACAAATGATGCTCAAAGAAAACATCAAATGATAGGCTGCTCAACGAATAGAGCGAGCGTTTGAAACTTTGTAGGAAAGAACTCATAGGCTCTAAGTACGGCTTAACATCGACCCAATATATGTACTCGAATGCGGAACATACAGGAATCTACGAAAAGCTAGTAGCTAGACTTTTTGAGTCCTACACAAGAACTTTAAAACAAAAGAGGTAGAGTGGTTGTTAAAACCAATAAAAGGGATATATGCCTCCCAGTAGGCGGCCAACTATGATTTTTAATTAGCAGCAGAATCTGGCATGGATGCAACTAAACTGCTGGCAAAGAACCCCCCGGAATGAGAATTACCGGGG